CTTCTTAAGGAGGCCCAAAAGATATATAGTATTATGTTATTAAATAAATCCAAATCTAAATCTTAAACTGAAACCCCTTCAAATTCTGTGGTTCATAAACGATAAGTTGGTGAAGTTTCCACGTGCATCCAAACTTCCTGTTCAAGAAATACACACTGCCAAGTTCAACAACAGCGTGTCCAGAATTTCTTGAATACAGTCCATTCTGCACGACATCACGTACGGGATTCTTATCGGCGTCAAACACAGTCGCCTTAATCTGATCTTCCATCGTGGTATCCACCTTTACACGAAACTTCGGTTCACGACCGATGGATTCTTTCATGTTAGAATTAAACATGGGAACGAGTTCTTCACGTGTCATGACCTTTCCAAATATGGATTCACTTTGTTCGTGGACCGAATCTATGACCATGTCCTCTAGGCTTTTGAGAGAATCGTAAAACAATTTCATGTAGCTCCCCTCCTCGTCGTATCCCTTGATGGCGAAATCGATGTTGTATTTTGTTGGACCAATTTCTGGTACGAAACCTGAAACCCCAAATGGCATATACATACGAGGAAATTGAACTCGTAGTGGGGTTCCCTGTTTGGTAGATATAACAATTCGTTTGTTATTGAATTCATTAATTTGGATGTTATCGATAGCTTTGTCCATGAGTGCTGTATTTAATGTACAACTCAAAACTTTAAGCAGAGCAAGCCACACAATCTGGCTCTAAGCTGAATTGGATCGGTCTAGCCTTAGCCTTACTTCTTAGGTAATACATCCCAGTTTTTAGACCAGCTTTCCAGGCATACATGTGCATCGAGGAAAGTTTAGACATCGTGGGACTCTCCATGAATAGATTCATTGATTGAGACTGGTCGATGAAACGACCCCGATCCGCCGCCATATCGATAATACATTTTTGACTAATCTCCCAAACAGTTTTGTAAAGATTCTTAATCTCCTCCGGAATGTCTACAATAGTTTGGATAGACCCCCCAGCCTTTACCATCAAATCTTTCATTTCCTTTGACCAGAGACCAGCCCTCTTGAGATCATCTACGAGGTGTTTATTCACTACGACAAACTCCCCTGCTAGGGTGCGTCGGAGATAAATATTTGTCGTATACGGTTCAAAACATTCATTGTTTCCTAAAATTTGGGCGGTAGAGGCTGTGGGCATGGGTGCGAGGAGGAGACTGTTCCTCAAACCCTTAGTCTTCACACGTTCACGCATTGCGTCCCAATCGTACCGGCCACTAAACTTTGTTTCCCCCTCCCACATATCAGGTTGGAGAATACCCTCTGAGGCTGGTGAACCGATAAAACTCTCGTAGGAACCCTGAATCTCAGCCAGTTCCGAACTCGCTTCGAGGGCCGCGTGATAGATAGTCTCAAAAATATGCGCATTCATGGTTCGCGACTCTTCACAATCGAAAGGGAGTCCACACAAAATGAAAACATCCGCGAGACCCTGCACACCCAACCCAATGGGGCGATGCTTCATGTTGGAGCGTCTCGCTGTTTCTACGGGGTAGAAGTTGCGGTCGATGACACGGTTGAGATTCTTCGTGACAACCTTCGTGACTTCGTGGAGCTTCTCGTAGTCGAACGTTTTCGCCTCCTTGTTGACATACTTGGGGAGGGCAATAGAGGCTAGGTTGCAAACGGAGGTTTCCTCTTTGTTTGTATACTCAATAATCTCTGTGCACAGGTTGGAACTCTTGATGACACCCAAATTCTTTTGGTTGCTCTTCGCGTTACATGCATCCTTGTAAAGCATGTAAGGAGTTCCAGTCTCAGTTTGAGATTTGAGGATAGCTTTCCAGATTTCCGCAGCTGGCACGGTGGCGTTTGCTAGACCCTCTTCCTCATACTTGGTGTAAAGTGTGACGAAATCCTCACCGTACACATCAGATAGACCCGGTGCCTTGTCAGGACAGAAGAGGGACCAATTGCCACCCTCTTCAACCCTCTTCATGAAGAGGTCGGGGATCCACATGGCACTGAAGAGGTCGCGGCAACGTGCCTCCTCATCACCTTGGTTGAGACGAAGTTCTAGGAAATCCATAATATCTGGGTGCCATGGTTCAACATATACCGCGATCGAACCCTTGCGACGACCAGCTTGATTGACGTAGCGTGCGGTCGCGTTGAAAACACGGAGCATCGGGATTATTCCATCAGATTGACCGTTGGTCCCCCTGATTCTGGATTTATTCCCACGGATGTCGTGGATGTGCATCCCGATACCACCAGCCCATTTACTGATTTGGGCACACTCAGTTAGGGTACCGTAGATGCCATCGATAGAGTCTCCCTTACTCGCGATTAGGAAGCAGGAAGACATTTGGGGGCGAGGGGTTCCCGCGTTGAATAGGGTGGGTGTCGCGTGGATGAAAAGACCCTGTGACATTTTGTCATACGTTTCGATGACAGATTCAATATCCTTACCGTGGATACCGATGGCGACCCTCATAAATAGATATTGGGGGGTTTCAACCAACTTACCCTCAACCCTTTGAAGATAACCCTTCTCGAGAGTTTTGAGACCGAAATAACCAAAATCAAAGTCACGGTCAGTTTTAATGGATTCTTTTACTTGTTGGGCCACTTCGACGACTTCGTCTGTGATAATATTAGCCTTGTGGAGCTTCCTCATGGCGAGGTGAAAGTTGTTGGGGCATACTTTGTGAATGTTACTGGCGATGATACGAGTCGCGAGAACTTCGTAGTCTGGATCTGATGTGATCATCCCGATACAAATTTCAGCGGATAGAATGTCGATTTCCTGAGTAGTGATATTGTCATACATCGATGAAAAAACCTGTTGCGCAATTTTTTGAGAGTCAACTTTATCTGAAAGTCCAGACGTTAAATTCTTGATCCTATTGGTGACATTGTCAAATTTCATATCCTCAATACGACCTGAGCGTTTAGTGACCCTCATATAACTATTAATCAAATTTTATTTTTAAACTACTTCATGCACTTCTCGAAATCTGCGCTCCTCACAGTTGCGGGACCCAAAGTTTCGAACTTTCTGTCAGGTTGAGTGAGATACGTGTTTACGTAGAATGGACCAAGCTCCCCAGGTTTTGACACCGGGGGGTAAGATCCGACAAAGCAGGCTGGGGGTTTGCATGGGATCTCCTCTACAGAGTTTGGCTTAGAGTCAAAAACATTAAAGTCAGCGGGATTCAACATTTAATATTTACGGATGTTTTTTTTCGTAGACTATATTAAATGAACCAACAGGTTGAGACCCCCCTCAACAAATTGTTTTTTTCCTCCCTCAACAAGGATTTCGTTCAACGTGGAATTCGTCAGACTTTTAAGAACAGGACTGGTATCGCTATAGACTACCAAAACCCCAATGATGTATACAGTATCATGCGTGCTGTCTTTATCAACAACTCTGGAGATCATTACAATAACATCAACAACCAAGTCAAGAACATGAACATCCGTGTCATAGACGCTACTATCGATCAAATCCAAACCGGTGTATCACAGTATATGACTTATGCGAGTGAAATAGAAACAACCGCTGAACCCATGGATAGACCCGTAAATACCAGCACTGCTGGAAAGAAATTACCCCGCAATAAAATTGGTATCAATTAAAGATTTGACTTGACTACTTAGTAAGGAAATGAGTTTGAACTACTACAAGACAGAAACTGAAAAGATCTGTAAAAAGAAAGGTTGGGATAGAGCTGCGGTGGATACAGTGTGGCTCCTATTAACTGAGGAATTCGGGGAACTAGCCTCAGCGATCCGTCAATATAAGAAGACCTTCAAGAAGACCAACCTGAAAAAGGAGCGGGGAACTGATGTGATGATGGAAATGGGTGATGTTTTTAGTTACCTCTTTCAATTGGCTCACATGTTGAACGTCGATCTAGATAAAATGTGGCAAGAGCATCAAACAAAAATGATAGATAAAAAATATTATCTGACGTAATAACAAGAATGAGTAATTTTATGCTAGATGACAAACATTCTATGGATAAATTAAATCCATTTGTCGTACATGATTTCTCCCTTCCAGGAGGAATACGACAAACTGATAGAACAGAAGTTGGTGAATATTTTAATAAAGATGCTACAATTAAAAAACAACCTAGTGGCAAGAATCTATGTGAAAAACAGAAGGTACAAACTCTTATGAATGCGGTCATTCACCCCAAGCTTAACATCGATTACGGTGTTTCTTGTAAAAAACAACCGGTTTTTCCCAGTGTCAGTGTGGGTGTTTCAGAGTTAAAAAAGGGACCAGTGTGGGTATACCTCGCTCCTCTCGTCATTCTCACGTTAATTGTTGCAGTACGGAGATGAAATATGTCAGATGTTTCTTTGATATAGACGTCTGAATGATACCTGGTATGTATTTCTTGGGAAATTTAGTAACAAAATCCACTTGCCAAGCACTTTCCATATTTATGCGAGGTGGTTGAAATGTGGGGTCAAGAATTTTGATAGAATTCATCAACCTGATGTAAAAACGTGGATCCTGTTTTGTATATAGAAGATGATCTAAATACAATTCAGCCATTCGTTGGAGAACCTCGATTGTCTTTACAACCATAGCGTCCAAGAATTTATAATAGTCCGCAGAGCTAGTAAAATTCCACGAAATTTGAGTCCAGTCTCCAATTGGTTGGGTGTTTAAGTAATCTGTATAGGTTCTATACTTCATAAGTTTACTTTCCCATTGGTCGTAAGTGATCTCTACGTAGTTCAAATCTGAATCTACGTCATAAACATACTTAGCAGTAGAGAGAATGTTGATGGACATATACATAAAGTACACTCTATTCTCTAAGTTCCAATATCTTCAAAAATATACACCTAAGTCACCGGTATTTACATGAAAAGGTACGTTCAAAAATGTATTCATCTATCGCGAATAACAGTTTTTCCTTCCTACTCACCCTAGATGAGATTCGTAAACAGTTACCAGATGATCTCTGCCCTTCGTGGGTGAAAATCACGACGATCACTATGATATCAAGCTTTGTCCATAAAATAGATATAAAACGGTTGAGGGCTGCATTTGAAACAATCGGAACCTACAAGATGAGGCGTGAAAATTCAGACATGGAGGGTTTTGAGTGGAAGTTAAAACCCACCTCATTCTACAACCAAGTCACCTTGACGTATAACGATACCTACAGCACAAAATCAGTCAAAGTATTCCCCAATGGGAGTGTTCAAGTCGCCGGTTGTTGCGACCTTTTCGATTGTAAACGTGTCATTACGCAACTCACCTTCATATTAAAAAAATTCTTGGATATGGAGGTAGATATTCCAGTTGATTCATTTAGGGTCGTGATGATAAACTCGAACTTCAGTCTAAACTACAACGTGAATCTACACCAAGTTGCCAACTGGTTTGAGAAATACGATGATATATTCAAAGTGTCGTTTGAACCTGATCGTTATTCAGCTGTGAAGATCAAATTCAAACCATCGGAAGACATGAAAGAGATTACAACCAGTATCTTCAGCACCGGTAAAATAATCATCACAGGGGCTGAGACCCTAAAAGAAATCGCGTTCGCTTACAGGATCATCAATCAGCACATCAACGAAAATAATCAAATTCGGGTTTCTCCAACAGAGGATACAGATGTTTTTGATATTTACCTTGGTTATGAACGTGATCCCATGATCAAACACTTGAGGGAAAAAGGTTTCCAGTCTTGGATGCAAACCATTACCAACCGCAGAATTAATTTCTAAATTTATAATAACACACTATGTCTCAACGACTTGGAATGGCGGACGGCAGGTGCTTTACTGTGCAAACATCAGCCCAATTACTTAACAATCACATCATGAAGAAAAATGGAATCACATTCGAGGATAATTACTCTTTCAGGCAACTTCTTCAAAAACAGGGGCCCACCGTGATGAAGGCTGTTCAGGCCGAGCAGGGGACGGGTAGTTGCAACACCTGCGACAAACCCCTATTGAAAACACCCAACACGTATTAAGTGAGAAAAATCTTCAAAAAAACTTTACACCAATACTCTAGAATGCATACATGTTCTATATGTCTCAATGACGTCAGGGCTACGAGGGCAAATCCTCGGCTCAGATGTGGACATGTGTTTCATTCCCACTGTCTAGAGGAATGGAAAAAAAAAGGTAAGAATACGTGCCCAATATGTAGAAAGATATTCGATACTACAAAGTTTAAGGTGGTAGTGACGATACAAAACAATGTTACAGTAGCTTCAAACTCTGTGACATTGACTGAAGATTCGATATTTAGCGTTTTAGATATATTTGATATTAATTTTGATATTGAAACCCTACCTGATTTAGACAGTATTCTTAGTGACCTTGGGGTGAGTCTTTCCGACTTTGATTCCTCTATTCTTGACACAGAATGAACTACAGTATCTCTCATAGTTCAGGCCAGGGTAGTTTCTCGAACACTTGCGAGGATCCTTAATGATTTTACCCTTTGCGTCGGTTAAAAGTGGACCGGTAGCCCAGCCACGTTTATGACTAAACACATTAGCCTTGAACGTTATACGCTTACCTACCTTGAAAGCACCTCCCCTTTTAATCCTCGATTCAGGCACTTTGAAAAATTTAGCCACTGACCCGATTGTATCACCCAGTTTGATCTTATACTCAATTACACCATGCTGTTTATAGAAGTGAAAATCACCCTGTCTGATATAGTTTGAAGCCCTCCCAGGTGAAACGAACATCAT